GCTCCTTGATAAAATATTTTATCTTCTTCTTCCATTACGTTGTTAATGGGTTAGTGTTTGCGTCAGCATAAGTAATTTCGTAAGTAGCGTCGATAACCTGACTACCTATCCTCATTCTTCCATATCCAAATGGAACGGCGCGGCCTTCTCCTACTACGTTTGCTGGGCCCTCGAAAATGAATGATCTTTTGCCTGTTTTAGAATTATCTTGAAATTCTTCAAATTCTGGCGGACTAGAAAGTAAATTAGACAAACCGCCAGCAATAAGGCCGATGCCAGCCATATATATGGCAGTTTTCAGCGTGGCTGATTTAATTAATGCTGTTCCTCCAACCTGAGCACCCGGAACAAACATTAAAGCTACCCCTACTACTATTAAAAATATATCAAAAACATCCCCAGAACCTTGAACAGCAGGAACAATGTCTATGGTTTTTATATTGCTTCTTTTTACAACAAATTCTGATTGACTTATTTTTTCTGGAGTATCTAATTTTTTACAAGGCCCGACTATATCTTTTCCATTGACTAAAATTCTATAACATTTATGAAAATTATCGGACTGAATAAAATACTTCGAAAGCTTTTTGCCACTGAGTCTATTTACTGCATGAAGAGCTTCTTTTACAGAAGATACTGCTAACTTATAGTCTTTTTTAAGGACTTCTCCCAGTTCTCCATGAAATTTGATGTCAACTAAATTGTTCATGCTAAATCCTTGTGCCTTAAAAACTTCACCTCTCCAAAACTTTTCGATAAAAAGTCAGTCATTGAATAAACTCCAGACAAACCTTTATGCCCGTAGTCTAATACTCTGTTACTATCTAAATACACTGAAATATGAGTGAAAACGTTAGAAACAAAACTAAAAGAATTAGAAATAATTAAATCGTGCAATCTAGGAGAATCTACTTCTACGAAATCTTTTTCGAGATAAAAATCTAATAGTACGCGGCTGTCATTCTTCTCCCAATATTCTTTGCACATTTTTACAAATGTTTTGTTGAAGCGATGAAACCTAAATGGGTGATTCATTGTAGGTAGATCTATATTCAACTCTTTTTTGTAGTAATCTTGAGCCAATGAGGAGCAATCTATAAAGCCGGGAATTAAAACTCTTCCTTCGTATGGAAGATCGCCTTTTGGCTCAAATTTCTTAAATTCGTCAGTCAAAACATTGTACAAAACGTAAGGGGTTTTGGTTTTTATAGAGGCTTGCTCGTCAGCGTCTGAAAATGTAGCGAACTTATCTTTACAATGCGAATGAAAAATAAAATCTATTTGTCCTTTGAATTTATCCGATACTCCTTTATGAATTGAAAAGAAGTTGTTTTTATCTTCTGACTGATTTTCGCATATAACAATTGCCCCCCCATTTAAGCCAATGCCGCAAGCTTCTTCTGGATATTTTTCGATACAATGATTTTTGATTTTATTTTTTTGATCTTCAGTTAAATTGCACTCTGTTTTATTTTCTAATGATGAAACATAAGAACTTCCGTCGCATGAAACTACGTTGAATTTTTTAGTTAAATTACTATAAACTATCAGACTCATTCTGTACGAATCTTGGAAAAACTTGTCAGCAGAAGAAACATCATTTGAGCCATCTGGGTGCGAGTGGTAAACCGCCCAAGCTCCACGATCTTTTGCTTTTAAATAATCAATTGGGGAAATTGAAAAATTTTTTAATGGTTGACTAGATTTATTTTGACATTCATATATGCCATTAGGAAGAACAAATCCACAGCATTCTTTAGGGTAGTCTACATTAGCGTGGTTTTGAATTAACTTCTTCTGTTCAGAGCTTAGTATCATTGGATTTTATTTACTGCTGGAAATCCGCCATATGGAAGAACGTTTTGAAATCTAAGCTTACAACCTTTGATGCTCTTTGAACATTGATCAACAATCCAGTAATTTACATTTGGCGGTAAATTATCCAAAGAAGCAGTATGATTTTCTTTAGCGACGAAATGATACTCAATTCCATTTTTGGTGATATAAATCATGTCGCCTTTTGTATATTCCGACCCTGACTGCCAAAGCTGGCTTTTATTTGAATTACTGAATAATGAAGCCGGGAGAATGCCATTTTCATTCGTGCTGCTTTCTCCAAAAATCAATTCATCAGTGGCAGTGGCTACTGGTGGGGCGAGTTTTCCTTTTTTGAAAGACTCTTTGAATGCTATAGCTTCGTCGCTTGTGTTTGATACTCCGTGAATGTCTTCGGACAACTCTGTTGCGTAACAGCACCCTTCTCCTCTGTATTGCCATTGACATTTGTCTTGGATAACCAATCTTTTTGGTGCAGAAAAATTCTGAAGGTCGATAGAACTAGCCATTTCAAATGAAAGTGTTTGCGAACTTTCGCTAGTTTTTCTATCTATATAGTAAATATCATGACTTAGAATTGCATTTGGATCTGGATCATGATTATTAATTTTTGAAGTTAAATTAACAGAGTTTTTTCCATCTGGAGGTGAGCCGTCTATGAATTTTGCAAATGTTCTTATTCTGGTAAATTTAGCACCAGTTAGATCCCCTATTTTGTCGAGGACTTGCCTTAATGTGGTTAAAGACTTGACTCCTTCTGGTTTTACAGAAAGACTTAATGTGGGGCGAGGAAGAACACCTTTGCTTGTAAGCTCCATTCCTTCTACTCTAATTGGAGAAGCTGTATATTCTTTTCCATTAAAATAGATGCTTCTTGTTGTGAGGGAAACCGAATTATGAAACCTAAAAATTCTATCAGGCTCATTTTCAGAAGTCGGGCTTAAAATACTCAAATCAAATTGAATATCAGTAGTATCTATTTCAAAAAAATCAATAACAGCAGACGGATCAATAGCCGCAGCTTCTTTGATGACTTTTTTAATTGAAGTTTGCGCCTGAGTAGTATTCATATCGGAACTTCAGTAAACTCTGCGTTGATGGAGATGTTGTTGTAAAACTGAGACTGCTCGCTCCAGTTAAAGCAAGCAAAGAGCTTCATTGTGGCGTATGGTTCTGGGGGTGTGTAAAGAAAAGCTTGTGAACCATTTCGAGCGTTTAAAAAGTGAAGGATCGCCGTAGCTTCTCTAGCTGATCTGTTTTCAAATGTAACGCTTAATCTTAAAAGATTGTTGTTAATCGACTCTGGAATTCTTTGCTGATAGCCCTCGCCAAATTGAGTGATTTTTGTTCTTGGTTGATTCGCTACATTAACACCATAGGAAGGAGTGAAAAAGAAATGTGGCCTTTCTGAATCGGTTGTATCTTCATTGCTTATCACAGATCCAAATGGGTCAGTTGTGTACCCGCCCCATTTTGTAGAATCGAAGCTTCCGCCGGATGTATGGTCAACCAAAGCGTAGTAAATTTTATCGTTATATTTAACGATAGAAAACTTTTGATACGCGACAGAACTCGCCCAATCTGCCACAGGACTGAATATAGATAAAGCCATAACCTTTTTCCTAATACATTTTACACATTTTTTTTAATATATAAAAGTGTAATTTGATTTAGATGTCGTTGTATAAAATAACAAGAGAAAGCCAACACTTCTTTATTAACACTGGAGAAGTTTTTGGAGTTCAAAATGTAGATGCAGAATTTACGAATCCTACTACTACTTTAGAGTTTATAGGAATGGGCAACGGATCGTTGATTCCAGATGGTCCTCGTAATGGCAGTTTTGACGTATCTCAATTTTTGATTACTGATGATACATTTCTCCAATATACAGGAGACGTTGGTTTTAGTGGGTATTTATTAAAATCTAGAACAGATTTTACTCAAAACTATAGTTTTACATCTGGATATCTAACAAGTTATAGAGTCAGATGTGGAGTTGGTACAATTCCAGAGATTGGCGCGACAATAGAGTCTTTTGGGAAAGTTGGCAACATTCCAACTGGAGAAGTGCCAATTGAAATACAAAGTAGTTCTGAAGACTTTGATTTTAAAGTTGCTGACCCCGGTTCAGTGACTATCAATATGAACGAATTTAATACTAATAGGTGCTCATCTTTTGAAGTCAGTATTTCATGTCCTCGACAACCTTATTATATGTTGGGCCAATATGCGCCAAAACAAATTGAATCTAGGTACCCTTTTCCTGTTAATGTGAACTTTCAGTTAGAGGTAGATGACTATTCCGGGCAGAATAACTTTGATTATCCTTGCAATAAAGATGTTAGAGATTTAACGATAACGTTAAAGGATCTAGAAACTCAATCTACGTTACTTTCATATTCGTTCTCTAATATGACAAAAGTTTCCGAGTCAGTTGTTAGCGAAATCGGAAACAATGTCGCGGTAGCTTTTAGCTACCAAGGCTATATAGGAAGATAATTACTTCTTCTTTTTAAGTTTTTTGATGATTTCTACTTGCCAAACTGTAGAAATATCTTCTACGGAAGAAATTCCTTCTGCGTTTTTATATCCAGCTTGATTGAGTTTTTCTTTAATCTGCTCTAACGTGATTCCTTTTTGTGTCATCAATAGCTTTAATGTCGCGGTTTTATCAATCTCGATGCAGCTTTGCTGCTCTTCTGTATAAGTTTCTTGGCCCTTGGTTTCTCCAAGCTCAATATCAGAAACAATATTGATTCTAAGAAAGTTCCTAACTGCTCTAGAAAAAGCTCTATTTTCTGCTATTGCGGCAAGGAAATTTTTAGCAAAACTCCTTGTGTTTCCTAGGTGAGCGTCAGCAACAGAAGAAAATGTTACGTTGTTACTGTCAGATGTTTCAAAATTAGGAATCCAATCAATTTCGCAACTCATTGCTACATATTCTGGACTTGCGCTTACGATTGTATAGTTTACATTTGCAAATCCGCGCCATTGAGCAAGCTCTTTTAGTCCTCCAAGCATAATGCACAAGTCTTTATCTTGGAGATCTGATACAGGGGTATTTCTTTTACAAAATCCTTTGTCAACACTTGAAGGATTTGGATAAAGCCATTTATTGTCAAGCATTGCCCTCCAATCAATCAACCCTTGATCATCAAATTTGTAATCTAAACCTTGAACAAGTCCGTCAGAATTTCTTTTAAACATAATTTATAATTACGTGCAATTTAAAATTGTCAAGAAAAAGGCTCCAGCTTTCGCTGGAGCCTCGGGGTTCCCCTTTTTACTATGAACTGATCAGAAAGTAAACTTGATACCAATTGTGGTGGCGACTTCCTGATCAAGCGTGTTGTAAGTATTGGATAGATTATTGTCCGATACTGTTACCTTGGCGTAAGGAGTTAGATTTGAAGTTAGAGCGTAAGAAAGGCAGGCTGAACCGCTCCAATATCTTTCTCCGAGTCCATACTCAAAATTGGGACTTAGTGAGACCTTCTTGTAAGAAAAAGTTGTGCCGAGGCCGACTTTAACGCCTTCGTTGTCGTATGACATAGTATTGAAGTATCCAATATACGGAGTCAAATACTTATTGCTCAAGCTTACTCCTGCGTTAACTTCGTCAGAGTCAAGAACGGAACCAAGACTAATTTCTCTACGAGTGTAAGAAGCAGAGACTTCTGGGGACAATTGTTTGTCCGCAAGAAAGGTCTTAGAAAGACCGGCGGTAAATGCCGTTTGACTTTCTGACCCTTTAGGCAAATAGGTTGCAGAAATAGTTGGGGTGACAAAGTCGTTCTTCGCTGCAATGGAAGCGGAGAAAAATGCAGAGTTACCAATATAACCTAGGCCATTCGCTTGATTTAGTGTGGTATAACCAGACTCAAGAGTGACTTCCGACTCAATCGCTTTCTTATTAACGCCATCTGCCGCATTAGCGAAATTAGCGGCGAGGCCCAACATTGTGATCACGATATATTTACGCATCTGCATATAATACCTATTTCTTATCAAATGTCAAATTATTTTTCAGAAATATAAAACTCTTCTTTTTTTATTTTTTTGAGTTTTTTTATATATTTCTCTGCTTTCGCAAAACCTTCCTCGGTATGATCAAAAACTCCATATTGATAATTTTTTTCTTTTGATCGAATATAATAGAACTTTTGTTTTTTTCTAGGCATCAGTTAATTTTTCTATTTCTTTTATTTCTTGATTAATCAAATTTAAAATTTCGACGCCTTCTGGGAGAAGGGCCTGCTTTTCTTCTTCGGATTGAGCTTCGCTGATTTTCTTATTGAATTCTTCGATCCTTTTTTCCAGCCATCTGGATTGATCTCTACACACGAAAAATTTTTCAAAAAAATTATCGTCCATCTCTAATTTCCTCCAAAAGATTTTTCAAGGTTTTCAAGTGGAAAACGAAATAACTGTCCCCGACAGCAAGCCTGCCTTTTCCTTGAGCGATCATATCAGCCTTCCACTCTTGGTCTTTTTCTAATGCGCTTTGAAGCAAATCTTCTGTTAAAGTGACCGCGTTTTGAACTTTAGTTTTCATTTTTTCTTATATGTTATTTTAAACTTGATTGGCTTTTTATCAAAAAAATACTCCAATCTTTATGTTTTATAGGAATCTCAGTAGCGAGAGGCATCACTGGCGGTTCTTCCGGGTTTTTGATTAACTTCAAGCCAACTTCTTCATTTGTTTTATTTCCTTTTTTCCAATTCAATTTTCTATCGCAATAAACCAAGTTATCCCAAGAATTTTTCCCGCCTTTCGACCTTGGGATAACGTGATCGACAGAACCTTCTCCGGTTTTTAGCT